AAACGAGATTCGTTTTGCCGCTCATCCCAAAAAACTCAGCAGGAAAACATTCAGCAAGTGAGAGACCACAACGGCGGCAAGTCCTAGAGCGCCCGCACCCTGCCACGACACAACACCACCCGAAGTGTAGGCATTCGGGATGTAGCGGAGCAGAAGGTCACGGGGCGCCGACATGGACAGGATCACCGTCGCCAGAAAGAAGGAGATGTAGAGAGTCAGGTTCGCCCACATCAGTCGCATCATAGGGAGCGACGGCTTGAAAGAGGGCGCCATCTGGGTACGCTGGATGTGATCGGATCCAGACACGCCAGCCATCGGCGGCATTGACTGAGGGAGCTGGGGCGAAGGCAGGAGGGCGTCAAGCGAAGTCTGGTCGTCCATTGTTTATGAAGGAGACACGATTTCGCACGATGCATCTTCCACGCGATACTTGTAGCATTTGCCGTCCACCTTGACCGTCTTGGATTCAATGTCGGACAATGGAATACCAAGGATGCGGTAGGTGGCGTAGTTGCGATGAAAGAGCAAGACCGAGATACCCAGGCCGATAACAAATGAAAAGAACGGACTGGCTCGTTCAATAGCCCTGGTGATGTCAAGCATTACTTCTTGCTAAGACTTGCGAGAAGATTGAATGAGTCTGCTTCAGCTCCACATGGAACTTCAATGGCGTTGGTACGAATACATCCCGTATCTGTATGGAACACATCGGTATCATGAGGCGAAGGAACGGCAACCTGCTTGCGTGTAGGCGGAATCACAATACAGGCGATCAACATTCCGACAATCACTCCCGCAGCAATCCAAGCGAGATGGAACATTACTTTAATGACACAACTTTTGCTGGCTGCAGTTCCATGTACTTGAAGATACCTAGGGCGATTGGTGTGGTAATCAGACCTGAATACGGGACCACGATGGCAAGTCCAGTCAGAACATACGCAACGATGATATGTCCCGTGAGAATCAGCAACCGATATGTGGCAGCAATGCTAAATACGTACAAGAGCGTCAAGACCATCTTTCCAAACAAACCCAGCGCTCCCAAGATTGTATTCGAAGGAGTGAAACTGGGCATCTTGAAGGTAGGAGCCTCACCGAACTTGACCTTCTGTCCATCGGGGATTGCAACGGTCCTCTTTTGACCCGTCTGGTCATCCGTGTAGGTCAACGTCAACCGACGACCTGTCACAATATTTGCCGAAGACTGCTTTTCTGCGACCTTCTGCTGAAGAGATGCAGACTCCAGCTGGTTCTGGTTGAACTTAATACACTTGTCATCTGAAGCAGTTCCGCAGATCTCAACAGCCTTCTTCTTGATATCTTCCTTCTCGGCATCGGTCAATGCAACATCATTGCTTCCAGACAGAAGATCAACGGCAGGGACTAATGTATTGTCGGCAACCAAGTCTAGGTATCCTGGCTTGGCCCTGTCTTGCATGGTTTTGGTGATGTCGGTTGTGGCACTTTCGTCGCCCCATGTGGCTTGGTTGATTACAATGCCCATTGTTAGTTAGCAAACACGAAATTCGCAAGACCAGACGTGATGCGCAGGAAGTTAATGGATTCCACGTAGACGCCCAGATTGTAGGTGTATGCAAAGATCAGGTTCTCACCGTTTGAATTGCGAACAACTGTCACAACGCTGTCAGGAGGATAGAGCAGGGTTCCATCTGGATTTGTCAGCGCCAATTGAGCCGCCGTAATCACCACTGGATTGGCTGAAAACACACTGGATTTCAGAATACACACCGTCTCTTGAGATGCCACTGCAGCAGCTGTGGGAAGTGGCTGCTGAAGACTCAGACGAAGAACAACCTTGTTAAACATGCTTCCGTTAATGGCTCCACTGGGCTGATAGAGGTCGTTATTAAGAGCAAACGAGTACATGTACACACCAGGCATCTGTGGGGGATTTCCAGTCGTATGCTTGTACATCTGAAGTAGCGAGAAGTACGAGGTAGGTTTCACAGCAAAACGCTCCTTGCCATCAAGCAGAAGCTGTCCGTTCGTGATTGGATCACGAGGGTAGATAGATGTGATCTGCTGCTGACCACTTGAATACAAGAATGTCTGCGACTCGTTTGAGTTTGTCACGGTTGAGAATGGATCATTTGCAGTTCCATTTGTTGTAAACGGAGCACGGTTGGGATTGTCCCAGTTTGTATAATTGTCCCAGTCATTGGCCAGGATCTTATCGGATCGCTGAGATGACCAGACCAGACGTGTCACCAAGTTAAAGAAGGGAATCTGGATATCTGAGTTACCTCCATACTGACCAGGGTTGTTTGCATAGGTCACAGTCTTCACTAAGAACGTTTGATCTGCACTTGCGAGCTGTGCCATCTCCATCTCAGTCAGGTAGATGAAGTTGCCCTCCAGATACGGATCGGGAAAGAAGCTCGTAAGGGCGGGATTGGATGAGGCTCCACTTGCAGTAGGAGGAGACAGGAACCGACCGATGGACTGATCGGGTGTCACAGGACGAATGCGCTGACCAAATGTCGATGAGGTAGGGACCGTGTCAATGATTGTGTACAGCTGATTCAGAGGGCGGTAGGTGACATTGATAAAGACATCCGAGTTCTGCATGGAAACCAGAGGCAGAGCCATTCCAGGATTCTCGCAGAACCAGAAGTGAAGAGGGATCACCAACTGCCGAGATCGGATTGATGGCTCAGGTGTCTTGGTGTTTGGAATTCCACCAGGCTGGTTCTGAGGCGTCACTGCATGAGGATACTGATTGATACGGTCATATGCATTTGCAGGATCCTTGATCGACGCAACATTTCCGACCATCTCATCCACGATCTTTCGCTTGTTGGGGTCGTGTGTCATGTAGGAGTAGAACTTGAGCCACTCGCCCGTAAGCCGTTGAAGAACCTGACCGTTTGCTGTGATTTCAACATGGTCAATCAGGTTGTAGCCAATGTTTGACACCCACTGAAACTCGTATCCGATCGAGTTTGACCTCTGATCATATCCAGTAGGAGGAGCCACTCCAGCACCAAGATAAGCAAGCGGGGACCAAATATCGGGCAGAGTGATGATCAAATAGGTATCGTGAAGTAACTGTGCATAGCGATCAATCCGACACGAAATCGTTCGTGTAGTTGTGGGCGAGATCTCCAGACTGGAACTCGCAAATGTCATTCGGATTGCCTCCATTGCAAAGTTGGTGTGTCGCCGATAAACCGCCCGAAAATGCGTCAGAGACGGGTTTCCATTGACGAGCTCGTTCTGGGCTCCAATCGCAACGAGTTGAAGCAAAGCTCCAGGCATATTGTGTTAGAGATGAGATTAGACTAAATAGGTGGTTGTCGCAGTGTTCGCTGGGACGCAGCAGTTTGATTTGTAGGTTGTTCCCAGAGTAGCAGGGTAATACGCATTAATGCCCATTCCACCCACGAACCGAGTGTACTGCTGGGACTTATTGCCGACAACCGCAATGTACTGAGTGTTGCTACGGCGCTTCTGCGGAGGAGGAGCCACTGCAAGAGACGCAGCGATGATCTGCCGCTTCTTCTGTGTAATATAGTCCTGGGCGTTATTAACCTGCATTTGTGATTTACGGAGAGAAAAGGTATTCTTGATAATGAGGTTTGTTCTTGTTAGCACTCATGTGGATCAGACGACGGGGTACTCAAAGGTGGTGTACAATCTTCTCGGACAGCTCTCCAAGCTGGCTCCTGCTGTGAAGACGTATCATTTCGGATTTCAGCGCCATCCCGAGCGAGGCAATCTTCGCACGGTTCCGAAGGGCATTGTGTCCTACGATGCGGCTGCTAACGAGGACCCGAAGGAGGAGGGGTTTGGGTTCAACAAGATCTACGACTACCTCGAGATGGTGAATCCCGATGTAGTGATGATCTACAATGATCCTCTGATTATCCATCGGTTCATTGATGCGATGAAGTACAAGAAGGGTGAGACGTCGTACAAGCTGTGGCTTTACGTGGATCAGGTCTACCAGGGCATTGCTCCTCCTCTGATTGAGACCATGAACAAGAATGCCGATCGAATCTACCTCTTCTCAGAGCAGTGGAAGAGTGTCTATGAGACGTATGGCTCGTTCCCTACTCTTGGAGTGATTGGACACGCAGTGGACAAGACTCTCTTCTCGAGGATCCCGAAGTCGGCTCGTTACGTTGTTCGTCGCAATATGGGTCTTGATGATAACTCGGTGCTGTTTGTCAACACGAACCGCAATACTCAGCGCAAGCGTCACGATCTGGCTGTTATGGCATTCGTCAAGCTGCTTGCCCAAGATCCGACCAAGCCGTATTATTTCCTTGTGGCAACGGGTCTCGATTCTCAGCAGGGTGCGTACTATGACATCGGCAGGATCTTCCAGACGGAGCTCAAGCGTCACAACCTTGATACGGACGAGAGCCTCGCAAAGCGCATGATGCTCGTAGACACGTCCAAGAAGCCGCTCAACGATTCGGCGATCAATGAGGTGTACAATGCAGGCGACATTGGAATCAACACGTCGGATGGCGAGGGGTTCGGTCTCTGTCAGATTGAGCACCTCTATGCGGGTGCGCCTCAGATCGTTACGGATGTCGGAACCTACCGTGACTTCATGGATGATAGCGTGTGCGAGTTTGTTCCTCCAGGACAGCGTACATACTTCTCGGGAACGATGCCGCTTGGCCTCTTTTCCCCAGAGTTTAGCACAGATGACATCTGCAAGGCGATGTCGAATATGATCGATCGCCTTTCTGCTGCAAACGATGCGGCAGCCAACTACAAGTTCAAGACGTGGGATGAGGTGTGTGAGAACTGGATTGAGGATGTCAAGTCAGAAACTGAATCGAAGTAGGTGATGGCATAGTCCCCATTCGCAACAACCGCTTGTTATCATCCCATGCAGGGCCATCAAATACCTCCTTTGAATCAGGATCCACGATCAGTGACAACCCCTTGATCAAGACCTTCTGAAGTCTACGATGCTTCTTGGAGGTATTGCGCAGAACCGTCGCATCCAACTCTTCATTCTTGATGTTTGGACGGAATGCTAAATCCTCACCTGTAGCAGTGGTATCAAATCGCATACAAGATACCACTGGGCGCTCACGTGCATGGAGCTTGCGATGGATTTCGCAATCAACTGCCGACTCCTTCAATAGCAATGCCATCCGCTGACTGATGCGTTCCTTCTCAAAGGCAGTCTCATAAAGATACTCATCTGTGGACATGAACGTCTCCACTGGATCACCCTCATACCTCTTCGTCACCATATCGTTACGACGAATCGCAACAATGTTCGGCGCATCCGCCGTCTTCATCTGGTCTTCCGTAAAGACCGAGATGTAGAAACTAACCTTGACCGTGCGATCTTCCATAGGCAGTGTTG